ACATCATTTTCTGGACCACCTGATAATAATTCCCAAACAGATGTATCAACACCAGCCCCTGGTGCATAATCTGGTTGATTAATTGTTGAAGGTCCAACGTTGTTTGATGTGTGTGCTGTAACACAAATGTAAGATGTGTCTGTGTTTACTGATCCTCTTACAATGTCACCTTTGTCATAAACAGTTGCGTTGTTCCAAGTACCTTTCCAGTATAAACCTTCGTTAAGTTTATCCCAGTGTAGTACACTTGGTGGTCTGTTTCCTGTTGTGTCAGCGATAGCAATGTAAGTTGTACCACCAACTCTAACAACGTCACCTGTTTTGTAAGCCGTACCGTTGTTGTAATCACCTTTTAAACTGAAACCTGTTACAAATAAATCCCAATCAGTAGTTTCTGTTGATGGAACTTTGTTGTCATTGTTTGTAAGTGCAACATATTGATAACCTCCGTAAGTAACAATGTCACCTGGTTGGTATAATGTTGCTGAACTCCATGAATCTTCAAATTCTAATCCTGGAATAAAAATTTCCCAATTGGCTTCGTCTGCCGCCAATGATGCACCTGCTGTGTGAGCCGCAGTTGCGATCCAAAGGTTAGCACCATATTTTACAACGTCATTAACTTTGTATCTTGTTGCTGTTACCCATGCACCTAAATATTCAATACCTTTGTGTAAGTATTGCCATTTTGCTTGATCGGCTTCTAATCCTAATGAAGCAGTTGCCGCCGAAGCGTGTCCTGTTATACAAACATAAAGTTGTCCACCATATCTTACTGTGTCGTTAGGTTTGTATCTTGTGTTTATTGCCCAAGCATTTAACCAATTGAAACCTTTAGCAAATACTTCCCACTTTGCTATATCTGTTTCTAAACCATCTGCTGTTGTTGCCGCTGATGTGTGTTCTGTAGTACAAAGATAAACTGTTGCACCATATCTAACTAAATCGTTAACTTTATATCTTGTTGAAATTGCCCAATCTGATTTGTAATCAAAACCTTCAATGAAAAGATCCCATTTAGATAAGTCGCCTTCTAAACCTACATTAACATCTACGTTTGATGTGTGACCTGTGTTACAAATATAAATGTAACCACCGTATTTTACAACATCATTTGGTTTGTATGTTGTGTTAACTCCCCAGTCACCTTTCCATTCTTGACCATCGGACATCAATGCCCAATTTGCCGCTGTTAAATCATTTTGAAATTCCGCCGCAGACGTGTGGTTTACTATACAAATATAGGTTCTACCACCATATCTTACAACATCATCAACAGAATAAAGTGCGCCTGTGTACCAAGCACCTTTCCAAACAAAACGTATTCTTCCTAATTTAAACTCAGCCATGGGTTAATATATCCTCTTATTGTAGTTATTTATCATTATGAACCATATCCGTTAGAACTGTCAATAGCACTAGCCGGATCTCCTTCATTCAATTCTGTACTTGCTACTCCACCTGTGAAAAAGTTCAATGCTAGTAATGAGCCTGAAAATCCACCATTTAAATTAGCAATTCTATCAATTTTGATTTCACCTGTTTCAGGAAATGCTTCATTGAATATTTCTCTGTTTCTTACTTTAATTTGTCCTGCTCTAAATCCTGATACATTCAAGTTAGCACCACCACCTGAAACTCTTGAACCAATATAAGTTACAATCGCTTTTTGTGTTGGTACAACATTATCTGAATTTGCCGCCATTGTTGGATCAGTTGAAAACTCTCTAATTACAACTTCTGTACCACCTAGTACAACACCACCTAGTGCTAATTCTGATAAACCTTGTAGGTTGAATAAGTCTGCGTTTAGTGTTACAATACCAGTTGCCTGTTCAACTTCAAACAATTCTCCAACACGGAAGTTACCATCTTGGTCAGTTGAAGTGTAGAATACTCTACCACCACCGTTGTTTGCTGTTTCTCTGGCAGGTTGTGCTTCATAGCCTTCTGTAAATCCTGCGTTTGTGTAAACTTGTGGATAATTTGTTGTTGTAAATCCACCTGTACCAATATCTAAGAAGTCGTGTCCAGTTAAACGTACTTGTGAGTACTGTTGTCTAATTGTCATTTCCTCTTCATGAGCCGGAGATTCATTTTCTTTTAGACTTGGTGATATTCTAAATTGTGCTGTTAAGTTAGGAGCAACACCTGAAACATTTGTTATCTGTGTAACTCTATAAATTTGATCTCCAATACCATTGATGTATAACAAGTCACCTGGTCCTGGTTCTCTAGATAAATCTTTTATTTGTACAACTTTACCAACTTGGAATTCATCTGCGAATCCATCACCGTCTACTGTTGCACTTACATTTATAAATCCTGTTCCTCTGTTTGTAAATGTAGGTTGTCCTAATACGCCATCTGCTATTCTTGGTTGTAAAGCAACATCTAATGTGTTCACATTGTCAGTAACTGTCACAGTAGGTGCAGTCGCATAACCTGAGCCTGGTTCTAAAATTTGTACTCTTGAAACTTTTCCAGCATTTGTAATTACTCTACATAAAGGTGGAGCACCTTTTTTCAACACAGTCGCATCTGACATTGTGCCTTGTTTCAACGGAACAAAATAACCACCGTTGTATCTGCCACCTATTATTCCAGTGTATGTGCCTGAAAGGTTTGTTAATTGTTTCCAACTTACAGCGTCATATGAATATGCTACTTCACCATTTCCAGTTATAGCAACAAAAGTTCCTTGTGAACTTGTAACTTTTGTGTATGGTCCTGTATGTGGAGGTGTTTCTGATTCTGTCCAAACTGTAATAGCACTTGTAGAACTTTGTGCCGCATTCGCATTTGATACAAAGAATTTATTTGCTGATGTTGAATCATCAAATGGTGAGTCTTGTACTGATGCTATAAATTTATCGCCTGTGAAAGTTAAGTGTTGTAATAGATATCTTTCACCGCCTATGTCTGCCGCTAGTTCCCATGTTGTACCACCGTCAACTGATTCCCAAGTTTGTCCAAAGTCATTACCAATAATAATTAATCCATTACCAGCCGCCGCTTTTGTAAACACTGGTGTTGATCCATCGTATGGTTCAACTTGTTGTGAAGTCCATGTGTTTCCTTCATCTCCAGATATGTATACAACACCTGTTTCTGAAACTACAACCCATTGTTGTGAAACATTTTCCCAAACAACACTTCTGAATATATCAGCACCTATGTTACCTGATATGTCACTCCAGTTAGCACCATCTTGAGATCTTGCTAACGCACCTGTGTTAGATGTTGCCATAAAGTTGTTAGCGCCACCTTCGAAACTGTTCCAGTTTTGTGTTGGTACACCATTACAAACTGTCCAACTTGTTGAATCTACTGATCTTAAACCTCTACCATTTCCTAATAACACAGTAACGTTTGTAGAAGAAACTCTTCTTGAAGCACCTAATAAGTATTCTCCATTTAATGGAATAGATGCTGTTGAGTTGCTGTAAGGTGGTTCACTAAAAGATATTCTTGGTTCAATAAAATATTTTGTTGACGGATCTAATTCCGTTTCAATAGCAAAGCCGCCTAAGAAATGTTGCCAACCTGGTGTGTTATCAAATTCTTTTTTGACTGTACAAACTTTTGTTACTTCGTTGAAAGAATCAATTATTCCGTATTGTCCTCTTCCTGTACCTTCCCAAATATAAATTCTTTGTCCAACTGTTTGTGCTGTTGTACCTTGGAATTGAGCATTTAGTTTGATTGATGTTGTGTCACCTGTGATTGCTGGTCCTGATTTACTAGTATAACCGGCACCACCTGCTGGTGTTGAGTCACCTGGACCTAAAATTCTTACTTTGTTTACAGCACCATCTCTTGTATTTTCATAATTAATTGTTGCCGCCGCTCCTTGACCTGAACCTGTTATAGTTATGTTAGCAGATGAATAATTTTGTCCTGCGTGATCATAAGCGAAAGCAAATATTTCGTTTTCATCATTATATACAGCATCTACTTGGGCTTCTTGTGTTCTGTTGTTGAATTTTGCTGTGATAGGTGTTTCTGTAGGTGTTACACCTTCAGCAACAGAACCAAAATCTCCATAAGAGTTGTTTCCGTTTGTTGCTCTCGCTTTACCACCGTCAGTAGCAAGATATCCTATGTGACAGTAGTAAGTGAACACAGATACAAGTTCTGCTTTACCTTCTCCATTTACCCAGAAACCAATACCGTTATCAATTACCTGTGTAAAGTCATTGGCAACAATTGATTTGTTACCACCGTTGTGTAAATCACCGTCTACTTTTAAACCTATACATCCTGTTCCAAATGTAGATACGTTTTGTACGTAACATGATTTAGTTGTAATCCAAGCCGCCGCATCTGATGGTCCTGAACCAGGATTTAATGTAACAAAAGCACCACCTGTTGGTCTTCTTGTTCCGTATTGATTAACTGGTCCTAATGTACCTGTTAGTCCACTTAAAGACATATTTCTAATACCAGTACCATTGTTAACTCTAAACATATCGTAACCAGTTTCATAACCTGCCGCTGGTTTAACTTCTGTACTTCTTAATTCATCTCCTACAAGTGCAACATCTCTTGGCACAACGATAGGAAGTATTTCTTGATATAATCCTGTTTTAATAAAAATAGTTGCTGGTGCTCTTGCGGCTAAATCTCCGTTGATGTAATCACAAGCATACTTGATTGTTTTGAATGGTGATGCTAATTGAGTACCTCTAGTGTCTGAGTCAACTCCGTCTGGTGATACATAATAAACTTTTGGTGTTACATCAAAATCTTCCCAGAAAGGAATATCATTAGAACCAACTTTTAAAAGTTGTCCTGATTGTCCAATTCCTATTCTTAATCTTGTTGAATCTTCGTTTTGTGTTTTAATATCTCCAGGATATTCCAATACGTTTGGAGTATGACCTTGTGCTAATAAAACCCAATAAGGACCAACATTTTCTGATTCAAAATCTAACGGTGGTTTAGCATCTGATGAATTTGCTTCATGTTTTAAAATACATTTATAAAGTGTACCTGCTACTGTAACAACATCTCCTGGGAAATAAGTTGATTCACCTGTTATGTTGTTTAAATCTGTTTCTGCCCAAGGACCTTTGAAAGCATAACCTTCAACAAGTAATTGCCATGGGAATGGACTGTCTGAACCTTCATCATACACACTTCTAGTTGATGGATCTACATTCTCGTTATCTTTTACTGCTATGTATAAATCACCACCTGCTCTAACAACATCACCAGTTTTGTATGGATAGTTTTCTACAGCATTGTTAACAAGGTAAGTTGCTTGCCATTCACCTTTGAATGTGTATCCTACAACTTGTAATTCCCAAGTGTTTGTTGCGTCTGTAACTGCAGGTTGAACACCAATGTTACTTTGTAAAGCAACGTAAGTGTAACCTCCGTAAAGTACGACATCACCTTGTTGGTAGTATTGTGAAATACTCCATAGTTGTTCAAATTCTAAACCTGGTATCCATAGGCTGAAATTACCTTCAACCATTTGTGGATCTACTGCCCAGTGTCCTGTTGTAACTTGCCACATACCTGGAGACCATCTAACAAGTTCTCCTGCTGAATATCTTTCTCCAACAGTGTAATCTCCTCTGTATCTAATTCCTGTGAACACAGTTTCCCATTGTCCGCTGTTTGCTTCTAAACCATCAGCGGCATCGTTAGCCGTTCCGTTTACAGAAAGTGTTGCGATAGCACCTGCGTTTACAGTGTCAATGACGATTGTAGCATCATTGGCTGGAGTTGCTCCACCTAGTTGTGTTCCTAAAACTGTAAATGTTTCTGAAGCAAGATAAGTGTTACCAGCATTTGTAACTTTTATGTTGTATGTTGCTCCAGTTTTATATATAAAATATTGGAAACCGTTTCCTGATGCACCGTTGTATGTTGTTGTTGGATTTACAAATTTATTTGATGGTGCAGATCTGTGTCCTGTTGTACATCTAAATACTGTTCCACCATAGTAAACAATATCATCTGGATAATATAAAGTGTTTGATGTCCAATCACCTCTAAAGTTATCTGATCTTGAATATTGATCCCAGTAAGCCGCATTGAATTGTAATCCATCATCTGCTGAAGCAGACGTGTGTGCTGTGTTACATTTCCAAATTGAACCACCGTAAATTACAGTTTGGTCAACATTGTAAAGTGTGTTTGGTTGCCAAACAGATTGATAGTCTTCTCCACGAGCAAAGTAAACCCATTTTAATTCATCACCTAATACACCGTTGTTGGCATCCGCATTTGAAATATGTCCTTCGATACATTTGTAAATTAAACCACCAACTTTTACTAGTTCACCAATTTTGTAAAAAGTAGAAGGTGCCCAATCGCCGGTCCAACTTTGACCGTCCATCATTTGTACCCATCTTGGAATTGTGTTGTTTAAGTCGTTATAAAAGTTTGTATCAGAAGTGTGTACTTCAACACAAACAAAAACTTTCGCACCGTATCTTAATACGTCATCTTTTACATAAAGAGTGTTGGCTGACCAATCACCTCTCCATCTAAATCTTATCCTATCTATTCGAAAATCTGCCATTGATTAATTCCTATATGTATTTATTTCCTAACTACTATAAGGTTCCACATATCCTACATATGTGTGAGCCTCGTTAACTTTTAATACTAATTCTCCTTCTTTGTTCACGTAATAAAACAGGTTTCTTCCGTCCCATTTATACTGTTCGTATACTAAATTTGGATAAGTTTTTCTATGTTGTTGATCTCTGCCTTCAAAGAAATCTTCACCTCTACTCCAATTATTGTAATTTTCATCAATATTTCCTGGTCTATTCAATTGTACACCATCTTCTAGTCTTAATAAATCTGATTTCACCATGTATAATTCGCCGGCATCTGTTCTACGCAAACCATAGAAATATCTATTGTTTGCCAGTGTTTTCTGTAATTCGTCTATGCCTACGCCAAATACTTGTGCCATTTATTAACTCACTATGTTGATTGTGTTACCCATACCAGAATGAATTGTACATTGATAATACAATGTGCTTGGTGCATCCATTGGTACTGTGAATAATTGTGTTCCGTTTTTACTACCACTTACGCCTGATGTGTATGCTGAACCACCATTAGAAACTCTAATTTCAAATGGGTGACTAGCACCAGTGTTGTTCACAAAAACATAAGTGTGTCCTCTCATCAAGTATAATACTGGATCATTTGTAGTAGTTGGAAATCCTGGACCACTAAATGTGTAGTCTGATGAACCATTTGAACTAATGCTCCATCTCATTGTTGGGCCGTTTTGTTTTACCCAACCTGAGCCATCATAGTACAACACATCACCTTGTGCTGGACTAGAAACTGTTACATCTGATAGATCGTTAAGAGCACTTGCTCCGCCACCTGCGTCAACAACAAATTCTAATGCTGTACCACCTGCGTTTACTTTAACAAATCTTCCACCTACACCTGTTAGTGTTGAAGGAGTGTCTGATAAATCTGTGAACGCCGCTGGAATAGTTGGCTTGTTGTTCAAGTTGTTGTAGTTTAAGAAGTATGTACTATCTAAACCATCTAATGTTCCAGCATCAGCGGCTCCGCCACCTGATGTTGAATCATCTCCAGGTACCCATTTTGTACCATTCCATTTTAAAACTTGTCCTGAACTTGGAGCAGATGTTGTTGTATCAACGTCTGATAATTTGTCAATTGAAAATGCCGCAACAATTTCTAAACCATCGCTTGTGCCGTTCACTTGTAAAAAGCCACCTGCTAGTCCGCTGTATGATGCTGGAGTATCTGTTAAGCCAAGGAAATTAGTTACACCTGAGCCACCGCCACCACCACCGCCGGCTTGTACATCACCTGGTTTCCAAGTTTGTGCACCTGAATCATAAATTAATGCTTGTCCGTTCGTTGGTGTTGCTGTTAAGTCAACATCTGAAAACATTCCGATAGATTTATTCGCATCTGCTAGTTTTACCCAAGCACCTGCGTGAGCGTAGTAGGAGGCATTCTCACCGTGTACATGAGCAAACATTCCATGATACGTTCCCGCATCTGGTAATTCTGCTAAAGTGTTATATAAAAAAGTTATTTTGTTTGCACCTGTGGCAGTAATCAAATTATTATTGACAACTGTCAAAGTTGTGCCATTTCCAAGAGCCGTATACAACTCCTCGAAATTGTTATTCATTTTTCCACCAGCAGTCCTTAACGAGTCACCTTGACCGTCATTTGGAATAATACCAGTGTTTATAAGTTGTCGTGTCATTCGTTTTTTCCTCCTACTTTATCCTCTATCGAATGTTATTTCATTACTATCCATTAAGTAATTTGTTTTATCCAATGTAAACACAGTTGTTTCTACTATTACAGATTCATCAGTTTGTGGATATGTTATTTCTCCATCACCAACGTTACTGTTTATTCTTACAACTAGTTCGCCTTCTGAATTAATATAATAATTTAGATTAACATCGTCCCATCTAAATTGTTCGTATCTTAAATTTGGAAAAGGTTTAGCGTGGTTCAAATCTCTTCCTTCGTAAAAATCATAACCTTGATCAAAATCTTTAAAGTTGTCATCTATGTTTCCTGGATTGTTAATTGACACAGGATCGTTTGCAGACAATTGGTCAACTTTACCTATGAATAAAGTTCCTTCGTCTGTTCTTCGTAATCCATAAAAGTATCTGTCTTTGATACCATTTGCTAGATATACGCCAGTATCCTGTCCAACTGTATTTGACATCTTATGTTATCTCCACGTAACTTAACACACAATCTAATGAGTCGTTAATATTACATTTTACGTTTAAACTGTTTTGACTTGCTACAATTAATTTTTCTCCTGAGTTTAACACACGTAAACTAGAGTTTGGTGCAATCAAAACATCTTTTACTATAAATCCTGTAACTGAGTCTGGAGTTGCTGTAAGTGTCACACTTGCTTCAACAACTGATTCTGTCAAGTTTGCTAAAACCATTCCAATGATTGTTGTGTATGATCCTGGTGCGGCTTCGTATACAGCCGTAGTTACAGTTCCTATACTTTTTGTTACAGAGTTTCTAAAATTTGTTGCCATATTTTTCCTATCCCATAAACAGTGCGTATTCCACTGCTATTTCTGTTGCGTCAATAATACTTACAGCACCTGATGAACCTGCGATTGAACCCCATTGGTTCCCATCATATAATTCAACACGTTGATCTGCGGTGTTGTAACGTATCATACCTGTTACAGGTGTAATCGGTCTGTTTGCTGTTGTTCCCACTGGAAGCACAAAACCGCCCGAGTCTGACACATCAATATACCCCGTTCCAGTTGTTTTTAACACAATCGGACTAGATATAATATTAGTTATCGCATTTCCCTCAAATTTGTAGTCTTCAATTCTAATGCTACCATTTCCTTGAGCATTTAGGATTAAATCTTGGTCAGTTCCAGTGGTTGTAAGGGTATTTCCACTGATTGTTATATCATCAACCTGTAATGATGTAACATCAAATCTAGTTGGGTTCACATTTGCTACCAAAACTCCGCCAGCATAAAATCTTAATGTGTCATCATCTGCGCCTGGTGTAGCCTCAGCAGTGATGTATGTGTCTTTATCTAAGTCATAAACACCAGATAAAGCCAACCAGTTCGTTCCGTTATATCCTTCAAACACTGAATCATCAGTGTTATATCTCATCATACCTGCTGTAGGTGAGCCTGGTCTTTGAGCACTTGTTCCTGTTGGAATTCTTACTGAACCAGTCCCGTCAACTCTGAACACACCTGAAGCAGGATTAACAATGAAGTCTCCTGTATCATTTGTCATTGTGTCACCAGACACTGTAAAGTTTTCAACTCTCACAGAACCTGTGCCACTTGCTCTTAAATCTAAATCAGCATTTGTGTTGTTAGATGTAATTACATTATTAGTAATATTAATACTGTCAATTTGTGCTTCATTGGCAAAAATTGTATTCCATCTTTTTGTTGCTGAACCAACATTGTAAGTGTTATCTTGGGCAGGAATAATGTCTGAACCTATACCTGCTGTTATGTTGATTGAATCTGTTGTCTCATCACCAATAGTAACATTACCACCAATAGTGATGTCACCAGTGATATCTAAATTTCCTGTTATGTTTACATCATCTACAAAATTAATTTGATTGTTAAATGAATCTAAATTTAAATCTCCAGAAGTTGTTGTAATTGTATTTCCAGAAATTTGTACATTTCCTGTTTCAACTTTGTCACCTGCTATTACTGTAACATTAGGTCCTGATGTAAATGTCAATGCTTGATCCACATCAATGTTCAATGAAGCAGATGTAAAGTTTACTTCACCTGTGTCTTGATTAACATGGAATTGATCACCAACTCTAAAATCACCTTTGTGGTCAACTGATGAATAGAAAATTTTAGCACCATTTGATGTTACAACTTCATTGGCTTGAATCACTGTTGTTGCATCGTTGTCTACTTCATAATCATTTCCAATGTAAGCAAAGTTGTGTGAAATCAAATACATTTTTACACCAACACCATCACCTACTGCACCAAATGTTCCGTAGATTGATGCTGATGCTATTGATCTAACTTCTGCTCCAAAGTCTGTATAATCTACAAGTGTAAAGTTTGTTGCTGTTGCGCCTGTTGAAAATCTAATATCTTGAAGAGCAATGTTTGTATCTAAAATTGTAGTTGATAGATTTTGTCCATTAAATCTACTTACTAATACTGTGCTGTTATTTCCAATTGCTTCAGTTGTTGGAGGAGTAAAGTTTCCTGAACGTATTGCTGAACCTTTGTAAATTATAAAATCATCTATGTTTCCAATAAATCCATTGTTGGCATCATAATTGTTACCCATTACAAGTGGTTTAGCCGCACCTAAATCATTAGCAACAGTAGCCGATCCAACATTTTGTCCTGCAACATACATTGTTACAGTGTTACTGCTTCTTACTAATGAGAAGTGTGTCCAAGTGTTTAAGTTAAAGCCTTGACTTCCTATTATAACATCAGCACCGTTAACATAAAGTTTAGGTCCGTTGTTTGTCATATACAACATCAATGAATACTCTATCGATGTGTTGTTTCTAAAATCAAACACTGTTGTTGATTGAAGTGTTGTTGGGTATGCCCAAAATTCTATTGTAAAATCTCCTGTGCCAAATCCAAAGTCTGCTGTCGTTCCTATTGACGCACTGTCTCCTACACCATCAAGAAGTAAACTTGATTGTCCAAATTTGTAAACAGATGTATCTAATTTAGCATCACCGTTGGCTGTAATTTGTTTTCCTGTTGTTTCTGGTGGCATAGCAAATCCAGTAGATTTACCATCAATAATTATTTTGCCATTGTCTACAGATTCAACTGTTCCAGATGCTAGTTGTGTTACTCCATCTGTGTCATAATAAGATATTACGTGTCCTGCCGCTACAGGTGTGCCTGAAAAACCTGAAACTTTTAATTGTGTTTTACCATCTTCAGCCAAACCAGTTGTGCCGTCAACAGCATAGATACTTCTTGCCGCAAAATAAGTGAAAGAGTTTAACCATTCTATTCTAACACCGTTTGTCAGTGTGATCGCATCTACACCTGGTGTAATAAATGTTGCGTTTTGAAACAAACAACTTGCTTCGTTAGATGCAGGCGTTGCCACTGAACCATCTAGTAAAGCACCTTTACCAGCATCACCAGAACCAAATCCTCTTGGATCTAGTGCTGTTGTCACTGAACCTTGTGTAATTACTGTAATATTTCTAATGTAAGGTGATCTTGATGTAACTTGAAAACCAGTCGAATCATCTGCACCTGTTGAATTAAATCTAAATGCGTGTCCTGTGTTTGCAGAACTGTTGTAATAAAAACCTGTTATAGTTAAATCTTCAATTGTTGTTTCGCCATTTAATATAAAAGCGTCATTTGTGTTTGTTAAAGCACTTGGTTGAATTTTTACTGCTCTTAGTCCATCACCTCTAATACTAACTCCTGTTGGAATAGTTAATGGAAAATCTTCTGTGTAGGTGCCTGGATAAATGTATACATGGTCTCCAGCAATAGCCACTGATAAGGCTTGTTCAATTGTAGCATACGGATCATTTTGGTGTGTTCCTGATTTTGAATCATCACCGTTTGTTGCCACATATATTACTTTTCCTGGACGTGCTGTTAAGTTTAGTCCTTGTACTGTAATGTTTCCTGACAGTGCCAAGTTATCCACAGTCAAGTTGTTGGCATATGCTTCGTTCCAACGTTTTGCCGCTGTACCTAATTTGTATGTGTTTGATTGATCAGGTATAATGTCAGATGTAATATCAGCATTGATTGTGATTGAATCTGTATCATTATCACCAATAGTGATGTTACCGTCTGCTCTAATATTTCCTGTTGCGTGAATATTTCCTTGTACTTCTGTGTCACCTATAATGTCTACAACACCAGTTCCACTTGTAACAATTTCAAAATTTTGATTGGTATCTGTGGCTTCTATTCTGTTGTTTCTGATTATAAGGTCATCGACGTGAATTTCGTTGTTGTAGATTATGCCATCTACTGCGTTAAAATTTAATTGAGACTGTGTTGTTGAAATTGTGTTACCTGTAAGTGTGATATTTCCTACATCTACTTGTCCAGTAACTTCAGCATTTGTTGTACGTGCTGTTCCATTTACATCTAAGGGGTATGCCGGAGTAGCGGTCTTAACACCAATCCTATTGTTATTAACATCAATGTATAACAAGTTCGTCTCGAAAGCCAAATCTGCGCCATTACGCAGTAAGTTGGACTTCAAGAGTTGACCTGATATTCGACCTACAGCCATTGTTTCTCCTTTTACAGCACGGGGATCTTGTCCCACCAACCCTTGTTTTCACCCTACGTTATTCATAGGTTCTTCGCCGGTTGTACCACGGTTTGTCCTGCTGGACCTGGTCTGATCCTGCATTAATATTATTTATCGGTATTTCGGTATTATATTGTGTACAAGGTTAATTTATACTAGTTTAATATGAGGTTGTAAACCACGTTGAGATCTTGAGCAATTTCGTCTGTTACTGTGACTGATTGTACACCAATTGAAGAAACCCAACCATCAACTGCTCCAGCATACACTTCTAAAAGACCACTGTCTGAGTTCCACCATATTGCTCCTAATCTTGGAGTTGTGGCATCTCTTTGTACACCTGTTCCAAATGGTCCTACATAACCATTTGTTGAGTCAAATGTTACTGTTCTATTTTGTTTTACACCTGTACCAGTAAAAGTGATATCTGCGTCTACCACACTGTTTTCAATAACACCGCCAGATACTGATAGATTAGCAGTGTCTAGTAAAACTTTACCTGTGCCATTTGCTGTAAATCCTGCTTGAGGATTTGAAGCAGTACCCACTGTAACTGTGTTGCCATCTATAGCAAATTGATCCTGACTTGAAAACCTATTAACAATTAAATTTCCAGCACCATCTATTTCACCAATAGAAGTGTTATCTGCGTAAAAAGTAAATTTATTGTTGCTTAAATCTATGTAAGTGTCTCGGTCACCATCTTTGATTCCATTTAGTGCTATTTTACCTGTTGAAAATAATTCAAATTCATTTATACTTGAATCAAATCTTACAGCATTTCCTTGATTAGGATTTTGTGCTGACGTGCCTGATGGTAGCAATATATGACTTGTTGTGTCTATAATTGTGCTTGTTGCTCCACCACTAAATGCTACATCTCCTTGTTCTGAAGTTACTGTTGTTTTAAAACCAATATCTTCTAAATTAACTTTACCTGTGCCATTTGCTCTTAATTCTAATTGTGAATTTGTGTCTGTAGTTTGTATTATGTTGTTATGAATATCAATGTTATCTAATGCGATTCTTGATGAATTAGTTGATTTCCAATTCTTTGTTTGTGAACCAATGTTGCTTTGAGTGTTGTTCGTTGGTAATAAATCTTGTTCAAACTCCATAGCAAAATCAACAGTGTCACCTGCTTCATTTCCAAAATTTATTCCTGATCCGCCAATTGTAGCATTACCTGTAACATCTACATTAGGCATTAAAACATTTGAATTTAAATTTATATTATTTGATCCAACAGCACTTATTGTAAATCCATTGTTTAAAGTTTGAATTTTATTATCTTTAATTCTAAAATTAGGTACATCTATTTTAGTAGCATCAACAAGAGTTTGTTTACCTTGTACACCAATTGTTAATGTTGAAGCACCAAGGTCACCTTCATTTACTGCTATTGATGTTGTACCTTTTGCTAGGTCCACAATAAAATTATCACCAACTCTAAAATCTCCGCCTTGGTCTTGACTAACAAAATGAACTTTAGCATTATTTGTTGTTACAACTTCATTTGCTTGATCAATGCTGTCTACATCATTTTCTACATTTTTTCCTGCACCAACATAAGCAAAGTTATGACTTATCAAGTATGCTAAACAACCATTACCGTCTGCTACAACACCTTGATTACCATAAACTGTGGCACTAGCAATTACTCTTGCTTCGTTCATTGTGCCTTCTGTTACAGCATTGGCAGTAGCACTTTTGAATGTGTGTGCTGATGTGTTGCTGGATATACCAACATTACAAGTAATAGACGTTGCGGTTGTGTCTGTAATTGTAATCTTTTTTCCTGAATAAGGATCTGTTGCTCTTGGGTAAGTGTGATCTGTTTGATGATTGTCCATAGCACACGTGAAAGTCAAACTGTTATTTGCGATAGTGATTGTTTCACCAACTCTCATAGAGTGATTGCCAACGGTCAAACTCATTACACCAGTCGCAGGATTATAACTTCCTCCTGTTGGCGTGTATTGATTTAACGAGTGTTCTAAATACAAACCTCTGTTTGCGAAGTACGTAAAGCAATCTATAAATTCTATTCTTGATCCATTTTTAACTGTAACAGCATCTGCGCCTGGAGTGATAAATGTTACACCATTGAAAAGCATACTTGCTCTTGGAGATGCTGTATCTAAAACATTTCCATCTACTAAAGCACCTCTACCTGCGTCACCTGAATCAAATCCTCTTGGGTCAGTGGCTGTACGATTGTCGCCTTGAGTAACAACTGAAACGTTTTGTATATAAGGTGACTTGGTAACTATACCGGCGTTAGGAGCAAATCTAAATCCATAACCTCTGTCTAGACTAGCACTATAATGGAAATTTTTAATTGTTAAATCAGTTACAGAAGAACCATCATTCATTAAAAATGCATCTTGATATCTTCCTGGAACATTTGGTTTAATTGTTACTGAACGAATACCTGCACCTTTTACTGTTACGTTTGCTGGTACTTCTAAAGGAAATTGTTCTATATAAGTTCCTGGTAAAATATGTAATTGATGTGGTCCTGCTGTGCTTTCTTCAATGTATTGAAGTGCATGACGTATTGTTCCAAATGCGAAGTTAGGGTGATTACCTGCTAGGTTATCAGTTCCATTTGTACTTACATACCATTTGTTTTCAATACCTAAGTTTACTCTTACACCTGCTAAAGAAATAGTATTATCAACAACAATATCATTTAAACCAGTCATTGAACCAACATGAACATCGCCCCAACGTTGTGAAGTTGAACCAATATTATAAGTGCCTGTGACATCAGGAATTAAATCTGATTCTATATCGCCTTTGAAACTTAAAGTATCTTCTGGACCATCACCACCTATAAAAATATTTCCGTCAAAAGAAATATCTCCAGTAGCATGAATACTTCCTGTTGTATTAAGGTCTGATGGAATTATTACTTTACCTGTTCCCGGTCCTGGTGCAATTTC